GGTTTATAGAAATCTATTGCTACACCTACAGGATACCTATCAGGATCTATTGGTTTTAACCCTTTTAAAAAGCCTTTAAAGAAGTTCTTTAGGTCTCTAGCAATCTTACTCCTAAGATGAAATCCAATACCTTGCCAAATAGATTGACCAGCTATCTTCATTCTTCTAGGAGTACCTACAGACCTAGGATTAGATATTATCTTTTCTTCAGTCTTCAAGTCTATTAGTATACCTTTATTACTAAAACCATACTTAGACTTATCTGAATACTTACGAGGTATCTTATCTCCCTTCTTATAATACTTAGCTCTTCTTTCTTTACTTAATATCACATATTCTATATAGTCAGGTATCTCAACTCTATATATTATCTTACCTACATCCAACCTACTATTTTATTAAATTTAATTCTACCAGCAAATCTCTTGTAGCCTCATCTCCATACTTTAACCTAAAGTCACTAATGTCTTTGCATTTATAATCTGGTGGTATCAGTATATAAGGTAAATTATAATCCTTCTGGATCTTAATTGCACCTTTAATGCCTGCCTCATCATTATCATAAAACACAGCTACCTCATCAAATCTCTTCTTAAGTTTATCTAACAAACTGATTTCCAACTTGTTACCTTCACCTTGCAAGCTTATAGCAGGTACACCATACTTATATAGAACTATAACATCCTTAAGACTCTTTGTTATGACCACATATGGTGCTAAAAGAGGTAAGGTTTCATACCCTTCTATATCTTCTGCTGTACCAGAGAACAGCCACTTTCTCTTCCTATCAGCTAGAGGACAATAAATTTTGTAATGCTTATACCCATAACCAGTAAACTCATATCCGTATACTGGGTTATTAGTACTATACTGTCTAATTAGATCCCCATTTAACCAAACATATTTACAAGACTTAACATTAAACTTAACTAAGTCAGCTATCTCAATACCATACTGGGCCCAATAATCTACATCAGTTTTAGTAAATGCTTGAGCTTGTATAGTTATTATCTTAGCCTTCTTAGTTGTTAATGGTCTGTCTGGTAATATTTTAGTTTCTAGTACATCTGAGTTATTAATATATACAGGATTACCTTTTATTGTCCTGATTTTCAGTAACTTAATATCTGTTGCAATAATCTTTAAAGCTTCTACAAAAGAACACTTATACAACTCTTGTACTATTCTAAAACAATCGTAGTTCTCTCCATAAGCCCAATCTCTACCCATTATAGTTCCATCTGAATACTGTTTAAAGGTAAAGCTAGGATTATTATCTTGTCTAAAAGGACTTTTAATTGCTTTAGTAAAGTCTACTCGTTGTTTAATATAGTATTCTATTATATCTATTTGAGATATTTTACTTAGTATAAACTCTTTAGTTATTTGTGGAGATTCTTCTATAGAAGAAAAGTCTAAAATTAAGCTCATATTTCCTCTATAATCAAAGATTATCTATTAGAGATATAAACCCTTACCTAAATAAAGATAAGGGCTTATAAGACCTCTAATAGCTTCTATCTAGTATTTACTTAGAAAGGTAAATCAGAAGATACAGCTTTGTTGCTAGTATTATTAGCAGCAACTGTAGCTTGATTTACTTTTTTAAGATCATATTGGTTGTTTGGATCATAGGCTAATCTAGTATCTTTAGCTGGAATAACCATACTTTCAGCAAAGTTAGGTAGACCTACAACACTTTTAACACGTACTTGCCCATCACGGTTAGATACATATTCTTCACCTGAAAACTTAATACGTAGTTTAGCACCAGTAACTTGTTTAGCTACCTCATCAATAGTTGTGGTATCTTTAACTTGCCCAGCGTCTACTACTTTAGTCACCAAATGTTTTAGTTTTCTGGTAGTATAAGGAACAGCTCCTCCTTCTAAAGACCACTCTGCAGTAGCCTCTGCTCCATCTTCAGCTAGAAAACTAACCTTTACAACTTTCTTACCATTAGGAGTTAGATTTTGCTCTACTCCAGTTATAGTTACATTTTCATGTACACCTGGCTTAATTGTACGTTTTGTGTTTCCAGTTGATTGTTTATCTGCTTGCTCACTCCCAAAATTTAAACTAAAATTTTCCATAATTCTCTCTTTAAAAACCTAATTAACTAATTACAATTTACTTATTTATTAATCTACATACACTCTATCCCAGAATGTTTTTATAGACCCATCTTCTTGTTGTTCTGCAATAACAACCTCTTTATTCCTCAAATGCTCTGGTCTAGCACCACAGATAATAGTATCCATAGTCTTGAAGTTTAATATAGTTTGATTGTCTTTTCTTTGCAGTATGCCTATAGCATCTGCATCAGCACATACTAGACTTGCTAATTTACCTACTAAATCTAAAGACTTGGCAGTTACTTCTTTAGAATTAACTTCAATTAACTTATCTTTCTGGTGACCAACAAGAATTATATTCTCAGCCAATGTTTCAATATACTCTAGTACACTGAAAAATGCTGCTCTTAAATACCCATAGCCTGCACCTTGAGGTAAGTTTAGAATGTCTCCATTATAATTCTTACCTATTGGAGTAGCTTGGTAATTCTTTAATGCTAGAGGCTTAACCATATCTTCTAGTACAGTTATAGTATCAACTGTAATATACCGATAGGGATTACCCTCAGCTTTTATTTGCTCACCTACAGCTCTCAATGTAGCTAGTGAGTCAATATTAATCTTCATAGCATCTACAAATTCACTACCTTGCTCTAAATCTAGTATTAGATTGTTATCTAACCCAGCAATGCAAGTAGTTTTACCCACCTTAGGAGGACTAAATATAATTAGTTTCCTAGGTGATTTGCGAGATGCTTTAGTTCTTGTTTTAGGCAAAACAATACTAGTAGTTCCCTTTGCAACTTCACTCATTAATTACCTCTTAATCTTCTTATTATTTCATCATACATATCAGGAGTCATCTCAGAAGCTGGCGGTAGTTCTTCAAAAGAACCTGCCCTAGGATTAACTCCTAGACCTATAGCAACATTATCTGTAGATAATCTATTCTTGATTATCTTAAGCATAATCATATTGCTTTTCAACTTATTGATATCATAACCTAAGCTTTCATGTAAGTCAAGCTTATAAGGATTCATAGTACCCAATACAATATCTGCATCTTGATACAAGTTTGTTGAATCCTTAAAATCACTTTGCTGTGGAGATAAATCCACACCTTTAAACTTAGCACGCTCCACACTACTTAATCCTTGATTAAATTGCTGCAGAACTAAAAAGCTAAACCCAAACATATTCCTTAACTCTATAATATACTCTGATAATTTATCTAGAGTTTCTTTTGTAGTAAATCCTCTTTCCTTATTAGATAAGGCAGCATGATCTATTACAACAAGAGTATAGGCATCTGGATTGTTAGGTATATACTTAGATATCTTTCTTTTAGTATCACCATTAGCATCTATATAGTTCTCATACTCAAACTTACCATTATCCTGACCATGCTTCCACAAGTCCATATAAAGACCTGTAGGATTAGTAGGCTTAAAAGTAAAGTTAATCTTTGAGAACATAGCTTCTATTTCTGATATTTCATCTTTAACAAGGTTTGCTTCTTCTTCAGTTAATCTAATATCTCCTAAGCCTTTAATTTTCTCTGGAGATATTTCTATACCATACTTCCTATAGATGATACTAGCTAGCCAATTACATTGCTTACTAAGCTTATCTATCTCAAAGCTGTAATAAAATACATCTAACTTGATGTTCTTATTACTAGCATCTTGAATAGCATTAGATACAATATAGTCAGCTAAAGTTGTTTTAAAGGTACCTGATTGCCCACCTAGTAAGGTGTAACACTTTCTTTGGACTCCAAATAAGAATCTGTTTAATCTATTAAAGCCGTTTCCTAACCCTTCAAATTTACCATCCAACCCATCTTGGATACGCTGCTTTAAATCACTCACTTAAATTCCTTCTACTCTATTAGTAATTATTTCACTCAACCCAACACTTTTTTGTGTACTATCAGTTTTGTTAACCGCTTGTTCGCAATACCCAGCTAGCATAGAAATACCATCTTTCTCAATAAAGTAAGGTGCGAGCTTACACATATGATAACCACGTTGCTTCATCTCAGTAAGATAGAGATTAGTAGCATCTAAGATGTTTTTTTTACTAAAATTTGGGTTCTTTTTAAGGAAATCTAAAAGCTTTTTTTCACAACCTTTTAAATCAGTTTTAATATAATATCCACCACTCTTTATACCTTTAGGGAATAACTCATAGTATTCTAATACCCAAGGTAAGGTGTTGGATTTATGCCGTTGTACTAGCAAATCATTTAGAAGTTTCTGACCATCATTTGTTACCTCTAACTGACTAAAGTAAATACTAGTATCAGTAGTATTTTTATTCAGTAGATAACAGTTACCTATAAGC